GTCTATAGCTATCGTTACTAAAATCTCTTGGAGATCCCTTTTGACATGTTTTTAAGTCTACGCAGTAATTAGGGCTAAAGGCATCTGCAAAGCCTCTAAAAGGTACGCCACTTATGGAGCCTTTTAATTCTTCCTCGTATGCCATACAGTCTTTAAGTATTTTACTAGCTACTGGATGAGCTTGTACAGCTTCTTTTATTTTTTGTATTTCGTTATACTCAGATGGGCTTAACCATATTGCATTAGGGTGTGCATCTTGTAGTTCTTTATAAGCTTTTGTACCTCGCCTTACTTCTAGTACTTTATAATCTTTAGCAAATTCTTTCGGCTCAAGTATTGCAGCATGTACAGCCGTACCAAATCGCATAGCTGGCGTTTCATGTTGCTCTCTGTTTTTATATGCTATAAAATGAGCCGGACTAGTAGCAAAATTTTTCATACTACTAAAGCTTAGAGGATAATATTTAGATGTGTTCATTTGTTAAAATTTTCAATGTGTTGTAAAAGTCATTTCTTATTTGGTCGTACCTAATCTTAAAACCTTTGTCTGTTCTAAGTAGATCGTCTACTTTTTTTACGTTGTGTATTACGCAACTATGATCTCGGTGAAAGATGTATCCTATATCAGATAGACTTAGCGCCGTAGTATTGCGCAGCATGTGCATAAGCATAGAGCGCATATCTGCATACGCTCTACGCCTATTATCTTCTTTAAGACTAGCCAACGTAAAACCACACTTTTTAGCAGACAACCTTGTGCAGTCTTTGGCTATCATTAGTGAAGTATATACTTTATCTTGAATCATTAGAAAGGGCTAAAATTATCGTTTCGTGTTTCTACTTGTGGCGCTTGATTTTCGTTCTTAAAAAACTCTAAACACTTATTAGCAGCATCTTGGTATTCGTTAAAAGACTTACCCGACCCAAGCATAAAAGCGGCAATTTTTAGAGCACTTTGGCGCTGTATGTTTTTACCTTTAGAGCTTTCGTTAGATCCGCTATAACTATTATTGCTAGGTGTATAACCCGTATCTTTTTTAACTCTTAGACGTAACCCGTCTGCCGTTTTTTTTACTTCACTATATAAAACATCATCCCCGATTTGATAAGGTGCGCTTTCGCTTTTGCCAAGTGCGTACCCTTGTACGCCGTCTGACATTTGTACATTATGTATATGAAATACTGTACCGTCGGGTGCGCTCCATGTTTTTACGTTTTCTCGTAGCTGTTGAATTTGTGATTTTACTTCACTCATTTTATTTGTTTTTTAGTATAAGCTTTTATTAAATCTTGCTTAAACTGGTTAATAATTCTTTCTGTTTTTGCGTCTAGCACTTGCTTTGCTATATACGCACGCCATGAGTCATAGTCTTTAATAGGCTCTTTTGGATATACTGTTTTCATTTTTAATAGTTTGTGGTGCTAATATCTTATTAATAATATGTTAATACAAGTAGACATAGTTACTAGTTATTAACAATAAAAATTGTATAAAGTAAAAGGTCAGCCCCTAAGAGCCGACCTAAACACAATGAAAACATAAAGTAGTAGCGCTCAAACAAAACGCTAGTAAGCAAATATACTAAACAACTTTATTTTTTGCAAGTAATAATTTTATATCTTGAATAGCTTCTAATAGTTGCTTTACATCTTGCTTATACTCTTTACAGTCATGCTCTATATTTTTAACTCTTACACTAAGTTTAGTATAGTCGCCATGAAACTTGAAAATTGATCCAAGTAAGCCAACGGCTAAAAGTAAAAGCTCGTACTGTGTTAAGTCCATTATTTCTTTACATATTTATCTGCACTACGTAGTACAAAATAACCACCAACAGAAGTTAACAGTAAGCTTTCTAATAAATTTATGTACGCAACTTTTACACACAATACACCAAAAGCATCAAGTAAAGCAAATATTAAAAATATTAGGCAAGAGCTAAGAACTATAATAGGGCGTACCATAGAGCTTAGTTTATTCTGGCTGTCGCTAGTCCAACGCTTTGTTACTTCTGCTTCTGCTTCGGCTTGAAATAAATAGGGCTCTGCTTGCTCAGTTAAATTTTCACTATCAAGTAAATTTTTAACTATACCTAACCCGCCTTTGTCGGGTAGTAGTTCACCAACAGTATCTAATATATTTGGCGCTTTTGACTTTAGCCATTTACCTAAAGAAGTATCTTTAATCTTTTTACTCATTACAAAATTTTTCTCCGTACTTCTCTACTACATCAAAACTTGGGCAAGCTTTTGTTACATTAGGTAGATCACAATGGCCTTTTAATTCAACCTTACCAAATATCATGCGTAAACATAGCATTAATGTATAAAAACTATTGTGCTGTGCTTCTGTAAAATTATCTTCTGGCTTACCTATATCGTCTATACCGCCAACCAAACAAACACCTATGCAGTCATTATAACCTTTAGCATGTGCGCCTCGCTGAGTTACCGGCCTACCCGTTTCAGTAGTGCCGTCACGCCTTATGATATAATGATAGCCGCAGCCCTTCCAGCCTCTCGCCTTATGCCATCTGTCAATTTCTCTAAGGCCAATATCTTGACTTTCTTTAGTAGCGCTGCAATGTAATATAACCTTGTTAAAATTCATAGCCTACTTTCATCACTTACTATAAGAGCCAAAAGATCATTTACTTTCGCTATTAGCTCATTGATTTTTGTGTCTCGTGCATTATCTGTAGGCCTAGTGGGTAGGTCTGCAATTGTGTGGTTGCTATTTGATTTTTCTAGCCAGTTCATATTTTTTTAAGTTATCGCTAATAAACTGTAAGATACATTAACATTAGTAGTTACGCTACCACCGTCAGCACGTTTAAATACAACAAAAATTAACTCACCGGCTGTTACACTTAAACCAGTGATGTCTATATCACAATTGTAATGTAAGTCTACGCCGGCATCATTATTTGCAGATCCAGTGCCTAAAGAAGTTAAAGTAATAGCAGAACTTGATCCGTTAGGCCTAGCGCCTTTTAATATTGTTACATCAATATCGTTTGCATTACTATCATTTCTTATAGTACTCTTGAATACAAGTCTACTGAAAGCAAGAGGTACTACTATACCGTTGTGTGCTTGTTGATCGTCTATAGTAGATATACTACTAGAGCTTGAATTAACAGTAAAAGTATCCCAACCGTAAAAATTAGAACCATAGTAGTAGAAATCTTCTCTGCCCATAGAAGCCATAAAACTATGACTAGCTAGCATATATGCAAAGCTCTGCGCTCCAAAGCTATATACACCACTACCATTAGTACTTAATATATGGCCGTTAGAGCCGTCTGCTATTTCTTGTAGTACTCCATTATCATCTATTGTAGCTATGTTGGCTCCCGTTTGTGAGCTTCTATTGGCAGCTACCGCAGTAGCTAGTAAAGCTTGAACGGGCGCTACATTTTCTGCAATTGTACTACGTAAATTATATATTCCGCCTATATCGCCTATACCTACAGCTACATCATCTCCATTTGTTATTGGGTTACCAGGTGAAATAACATCTGTAAAGCCAGTGGTGCTTGTAGTATTTCTAGCTATTTCTACTAAGCTTACGTTCGTTTCTTCTATACCAGTGTTAACACTTAACTTTGTTGCCTTATATTTTACGGTAGTATTACCACCGGCTGTTACATGAGTCAAACTGAATATACCATTTAATCCCGTATCGCTCATTTTAATAAGAGTACCCTCATACATCTCTCTATGAGTACCGTAAAAATTAGCCATTTCTCCTACTATGAGTTTTACACTTGGATATGTATTACTACTTTGCATTAAAGAAGTAAATGCAGTTTCTTCTCTTTTATAAGAACCGTCGCTTTTTCTGTACCTTACTATTCCTAAGCTTTGCGCAAAACCATCATTTAAAAAAACTGTACCAGTGTCAAAAGATTTTTTAGACTGTCCACTGTTTATAGATGTAAATTTTCTTTCATTTGATGGTTCAAACCCATTAAAAGCTCTCATAATCATAACAACTTTTGGATCGCTATGATTTGTAATTAAACTTGTGCCGCTATTTTGTGCTACTGCTCCGGTATGATCTAAAAAATCTACCTCACATTTAACTTTAATACCATTTGCAGTAGCTATTGGTAAAGGAGGAAGTACAAAATCTCTCACAACGTGCAAAAATTGTGCTTGAGATACTACAAAAGGCTCACTAGTAAAAGATACATGTGTAGAAGATGTACTGAATTCAATATCATCTGTAGCAATGTGATTTGTGTAAAATTGTGGATATGATGCAAAACCGTAGCTAGTATCATATATTGGAACTTCGCCGCCGTTACTTTGTACCCTTTCAGCAAATTGATCGTCGCCTAATGAGTTACCATCTTCATCTTCGTTTAATAATTTTATTACTACTCTAATAACTACTCTACCAATTTTATAAGCGTCTGGCGTAGAACCCGCACCGCCAGCGTTAGCATATAAAGTAGAAGCAGCAATTCCAGGCCATTGAGTACTAAAAACAAACCTCAAACGTATCTCATCATTTGCAGCAAAGTTATGATAGTCGCTGTGATATAATTCGTTAAATTGTCTTACTGCTGCACCTTGAGCAGTACCTTCTTTAAATACTCTTGTAAAAAGGGTTTCATCTTCGTGTACTTTTAAAGTACGTGTAACTTTTCTATAAGGCTGTAAATATGTAAATGTGCCGCCCGCTAATCTTTTTTTGTTACTAGCATCATTTGTTATATCTACGCTAGATTTAGCTAATGGACTTTGTAAAGCTATAGCTCCATTGCTTCTATAAACTTTACCGGTCGCTGTGTATCCGCTTCCATCTTGAGCTTTTTTTTGATATGTAGCAAAACTACACATTACAAATGAAGTTACATCTTGCTCAAAGCTTTGGTAAATAGAAACACCTAAGTATTTACAAATCATTTCTAAAACCTCATAAGAATTAATAACTAATTCTTCATCGTCATCTTTGTAAAACATGTTATTGTCGCACTGGCTTTCTTCTAAAAAACCAATGCTGCTACTTGCGCTTACATATTCGCTTGGTGTTAAGTCATCTTCATAAGATAACTCTTTATTAAAAAAACCGAGAAGGTCATAATCATAATACCATCTAGTCCTAAGATTTTTTAATGCTTGTAATATATGTTGTAAAAAGGTATCGTTATTTCTATGTCTTTCACCGTTTGTATCTAAGTAAGGTGCATCTTTAAGGTAGCCTAAATCATCTGTTGCAGTTAAATCAACTTGCTGTGGTAAAGAATCAGAAAAAGTTATCTGATCCGAAACTAACGTACCTACCCATTTAGTAGCCGTAGGTGTACCAGCGTTATCTGCTCTAAGTACTCTTACACCATATCTACCAATTGCAGATGCAGCTACTTCTCTTAAAAAATCTATTTGCGCTTGTGTTGTACATACTAAACTAAAATTACAAGTGCTTGGAATTATAGGTTTATAAACATCTTGCTCGTTAGACTCATATTCTATAACAGCTCCGGAAATAGTAATATCATATTCTCTAGCGTTAGTAGTAACTTGCGTACTGTCTACTATCTCTACTCTGTACCTAAAATTACCAAACCTACTACGGTAGTCTGCTCTAGCTTGTACTGTTGCATTCATTAAACTGCACCTCTTAAATTACCAACCTCACGGCTAGCTCTTTCGTTTGTTAAAAATATATCTCTTCCACGAATAACACCATGAACTTGAACACCGCCACCCATACCTCCACCGATCATAGAACGCAACTTATCTAAAGGAGCTATTACCTCCGGATTTGTGCTAGCGCCAGGATACTCACCAACTTGCACAACAGTATTACCGCTTACTATACCACCCTCTGCCATAGCGGGAACAGTAATAGCAGCAAATAGACCTCTTACCAAACCAATACCAGCCGTTACTAAAGCTGGTATTACAAAAGGCGCAGCCGGCCCGCTAAATGAACCAGCTTTTACCATAGCTTCAATAATTAAAGCTGTAGAAGAAGCTAAAGCTGCGTCGATAACACCTAGTACAGCTTCTTTTAAAGACTTGCCAGCATCTTTTGATCCTTTAATCATTTGAGCAAAAGCAAAACCTATGGAATTGCCCATTTTCATAAATGTATCTTGTAATAATAGCCCACCCTCGCTCAAACTATCTTGCATTTTTTCAAAATCTGTACGTGTATCTTGAAAAGCTGATGATAAATCTGTTGTTCTTAATTCTAATTTTTTAAAATCTTTTTCTGTTTCATTTAAAATAGAGCTAGCTTGAATTGTTTCGATATTTAAACCACTTAGGGCTGTATTTACTTGCTCTACTTCCTCCGAAACTTCTCCACTAGAAACGCTTAAAGCTGATGTAGATTCTGCTAAATTATCTGTAGCTTCGGCTGCTGTGTCAGCAGTTACTGTAAACTTACTTACAATATCTATTTTACGTTGCTCAAATTCTTCTACTTTTTTAGTCTGTTTAGCTAAATTCTTTTCATAATGTTGTAATGCACCAATTAAGTGTGGTTGAGCGTTCATAGCTAAGTTAAAACGCATACTATCTCTCTCTATGCCTTTATCTACTAGTTTTTGTTCATGTACAGCTATAGCTTGTTTTGCATCAAACAAATCTATTTCAGCTTTTGCCAATTCTGCGTAAAGCTCTGTGCTTTCAGCTGCTAACGCTTTCTCCATAGCTAATTGTTTTGTATTAGCTACATAGCTTTCTAAGCTTTTATTTAGATCTACTAACGTTGTATTTTCTTCTTTTAAATTACCGAAGTGTTTTTCATCTATTCCTTTTAATTCTTCAAGTATTCTTTTTCTATCTTCTAAGCTAGTAGTTTCTTTACCGTACATTTCTACAAGCGCTTCAGCTTGTATAGTTTGTTTTTTAGAAGATTCGTTTATGCCTCTCATGGTGTCAGCCATGCGTTCACCACTAGTTTTAAAAGAATCAGAAAAATCTATAATTTCTTTTATTGCTATAGCACTACCAGCTAAAGCACCTACTACAATTCCTATTGGCCCGCTCATGGCTACAAAAGCCATTCTTAATTTTCCGAAGCCAGCTATTAGACTTGGCACTGCTACTAAAATTGGCCCTAAAGCACCAGCTAAACCACCAATTACTAAAATAATTTTTTTAGTGCCATCATCTAAATTTTTAAATTTATTAGCTAAATGACTTACAAAACCAGCTAATTCTATAATTAATGGAGCTAAAGCTTTACCAATTTCTATACCCGCACCCTCTAAAGCCGAGCGCATACGCGCCAAAGCTCCGGCGCTTGTATCATCCATAATAGCAGCCATATCTCCAGCTGCACCTTCTGCATTATTAAAAGAGTTTGTTAGCTCATCAGTAACATCTATATTTTCTGTTAATACAAGTAATGCACTTTGCGCGCTTCGGCCTACTTCATCTTTTGCATCTGCTAAGTTTAAACCTTCTCCGGCTAAATTTTTCAAAGCTCCAGCTACATCACCACCAGTAGCTCCTAGCTCTGAAATTATACGCCTTAAAGCTGTACCAGCTTGAGAACCTTTTATACCGTTATTAGCTAAAGCGCCTAGCATAGCTGTAGTTTGCTCAATACTTATACCGGCTGCCTTAGCTACTGGAGCTACAAACTTCATCGAATCTTGGAAGCTCGACATATCTAACGCTGTAGAGCTAAAGCTTGCGGCCATCACATCGGTAACTCTTTGAGTTTCTGCTGCATCTAAGCCAAACCCTCGCAATGTAGCACCGGCAACTTCTGCAGAAGTAGCAAGATCTGAGCCGGTAGCTTGAGCTAGTGCTAAAGTTGATTGTGTAACTTTAGTAATCTCTGCTGCTGAAAAACCTAGCTTACTAAATTCTAATTGTAAGCCACTTACTTCACTAGCTGTAAATTTTGTACTACTACCAAGATCTAACGCATTTGCTTCTAATGCTTTAAATTCTTCAGCCGTTGCACCACTAACAGCTTTTACTTGAGCCATTGAAGCCTCGAAATCTGAAGCTACTTTAAA